GCTGATCTCGCACGTTGCGCCAATGCTGGTTTGTGGCAAATCAACGCGTGCGATTTCCCACAGCGCCGGATCGTCGCTGCGTAGGGAGTTTTCAATCTGAAAATTGACGCCGCGCACGCGCTCGACCACGGCATAGCCGCCCACGGTCAGGGTTGTTCTTGCCCCCAGCCAGGGGACAATCTCGTCGCTCACCTCGCTGGTGTAGGTTGGCGAGCCGCTCATCGGCTCCAGCGTCAAACCACTCATGGTCAGCGTGTGTTCGATCTCGGTTGGCGTAGCGCTCAACCCAAATGCGGTAGCGCGACAGTCAACGCCGCGGGTCACGAAGGCCCCGTCTGTTTCGTCCACGTTCCATGCGCAGGTCATCCATTTGTGTAATGCGCCGGTGGTCAGGGTGAAAACGTGCGTAAAATCGGGACTAGTGCCGGTTGTCGCCACGGCAAAGCCAGATGCCAACAGGCTTTGTCCGATAAACTTGGGATGCAGGCGTGTCGCCACTTCCGCCGTAACCAGATAGCCGGTGCGCAGCAGTGGCGATTTTACCGCCGTATTGCGCCCCGCTACCGCCGCGGGATGCTCGAATACGCTGTCCCGTTCTTCGAACTCATTCGCGAGATAGCTGGTAGTCGCCAGCGCCTTAAATAGCGCCGTGGCCGCGGTACCCTTGGCGGTCTGCTTGCCCAGCGCAAAAAATGAACCTAATGAGCCGGCTGAACTAGTTGCTGACATTTTCCACCTCTAATTCCTCGACAGTCACCGTTTTCATGGCCGCTTTTTTGTCGATAATCAATTGAGCAATTTCCCGATCAGCCACGGCTTTTTGTGTAGCCGCGTCCTCGTGCTGCATGGCGTCATTGAGCACGTAGGCTAAATTCTCAGGCGTATCGCTCACGTCCACACCGGCACGCTTGAGCGCCGCCTTATGGGTGGTCGTAACATATTCAAGCAGTTTTTCTCTGGTCATCTCAAACCCTCGCTGAAACATCAAATTGAAAGTGAGCCACCCCGAAGCGCTTCGTACTGGCGTTATCGTCGTTGGCGTAGCGCATTACATCAATGTGGCCCTGGGTGATCGTGGCGCTCCTGGTTGAGACGCCAGCCGATTGCACGCTGAATGGTGTCATTCGTAGTACCGCCTCCATGCGCTCGTAGAACTCCTTGACGGCATCGGTTACGGTATCGGTCACAGGTGACGATTCGTAATTGACGATGCCACTCACCAGTCCGAACGCAGCGCAACGATACGTTTTCTTGTATAGCTTTGCGCCGCCCCCCATGTGTTCGTCGGCCACATAGCCCACCTGATAGCAGGAGACGGCTATGGCCGGTAATGTCCATAGCGGCCACTCGAACATATCGCTAAAAATGCGCTTATTGATCGTGCGTGCCTTGAGCGTGGTGTAACTGCTGGCTGCCCCCATTTGGGCAGTGAATAGCCCCACCATGTAGTCGTCCAGGTCAGTCCAGAAAACAGCCATCAGTAAATCACCTGCCCGGTGGCCGAGCTTGTCGAGGCCCTGACCCGTCCAAAGAAGGCCGGGATTACCGCCGTGCTTGATTCGGCTTCTGTCTCATAGCTCTGGTAAAGCGCCAGTTTTGCCGCGGCCAAGTCAAAGAAATATTTCCGCTGATCACTGGACATTGTTTTGCTGATACTGCCATCAATGGACGTGGATACGCTGACCGGTGACGAGGCAAGCCGTTGGGCCACATGGCTATAGGCGCGATGGTAGACCCACGCCGCCGCCGCTAGATTCTGGTTGGCGGTCGCGATGGCGGCATTGGCATCAACCAACGTTTTCGCCTGCCCTAGCCACCCACCGACGAACAAGTCAAAATCACCGCCGGGAAACAGTGATTCGGACAATTCGCCAGACGGCTGCGTCAGGTCGTAGGTAGCCAACGTGACAGCCATTAGGCTAGTACCTCCAGGATGGTTTTACGTGCCTTGTGCGCTGCCTCATACTCTTGTATGGCGGTGCGTACCTCGTCGGTGGCCGAGGCAATCTGCTCTAGCACAGTCGCCACATTCATGTCATCGTAGCCGGGTAACGGCTGTACGTGCGCCGGTTCTCCCGGTGACGAAAAAGCTTGCACCTGCACCAACAGGCCGTCTTTGATGCGCTTTGCTACCTCGACAGTGGGGGCAACCTCTACCGAAACGCCGTCGCCAGAGACAAAGATTTCGCCGGTCGGGTGATCTGGGTGTACTTCCCAGATCACCGTGCGCCCGTCCTGTTTGGCGGCCATCACGCGGATTGTGCTAGTCATGTAATGTTCCTCCAAAACCTACGCGTTGACGTTCAAAACTTTAGTCGCATTGCCATCAATGATCGCGTAGCCCTCAACTTCTGTCATGGTGAGAATCTGCGTTTGATTCGTAATATATCTCTCCATCTCGCTGATCTCACTGCCGATTTCGGTCACGCGCTCAAGCGCAAAGCGCTTGTCGAAAGCGACAATCTTCAGTGCCGGGGCGTCACTTGTCCACCCATAGCGCACGTTATCGGCAAACTGGTTGATGGGACTCAAGCCAGTGTTTAGCCCACCCTGTCCATTGGGCAATGTCACCAGCGGAATGTTGGCAGAGCCGGTATTGAGCAGGGCCAATTGCAGTGCAACCGCCTCTTGCATCAGAGCCGTGGTTACCATGTACGGATTGACGAATTTCATTTTGAACGCCAACCAGCCCTTGAGGCTCAACGTACCGGCGGTTGCCGCCGCGTCTAAGGCGGTCAGGTTGTGGGTAACCGGTGCGGTGTTACTGTTGCCGTCGCCATTGACCAGCACGTCCAGCGCCGCGGCCACTTTGTCAATCTCCGACTGTAGCGCCATCCACTGGATGTAGAAGGCGAGTTTGTCCACGCGCATCCGGCGCAAATCTTCGTAACTGGCCTGAATGCCGCGCCCGTATTTCTTGAGACGGACAGTGTTTTCCGCGCCAACCAATTTGGCAATCGGAATGTCGGCAGTCTCACCCACGCGGAAACGGCGCAAGGCCGCGGCGTCGTAGGTCAGGTAGTACGAGCGGTAAGCGTCCCCATCAATTGCCGTGGTCATGCTGACCAGTTCGGACAGTGGGATAGCCGGTGCAATGCGCGCGGATGGACGGATGCCCATCGCGTCGGCGTAGGGGCGCTCAAAGCTGCCAGCAACACCATCGCTGCCCAAGAAAATAGCACGCTCGCTCATGCCGTAACTGACTTTGCGCCAGTTGCGGGCGCAGAACTCAGAGAAAAGCGCCTTGGTGCCAGCATTGCGTGTGAAGGCACTGGCGTTGGATGCCCAGTAACCGGCGGTCGGGTCGCTTTGCGTGCGGATGCCCGCTTCCATCATCAGCCGCCCAAAAGCGTCCAGTTGGTCGCCTTTTTCGGTTGGACTGATTTCCTCAAGCGCACGCGACAGGGTTGGCTTATCTTCAATCCCACTCTCTAACATGCGGTTAGCGACGGTGTTGTAGATGTCCACCGGCTTTGCCTGGAATTGTTCCCATAGTTCGCGGGTGCCAAGCGTCTTTAGTTCAACAGTCATTGTCTAATTCCTTTCTGTAGGCGTTGCGCCTACAGCTTGATAACCACGGCGGTGGCTGTGCCGTTGCTGATAATTGTGCCGGTTTGTACGCCCAACTCCGCAGCTACCGCAGTAGCCACTTCGCGGATGTACCCCTTCGCACTGGCCGCACCCAGCGCCCCCACGATCTTTTTACCGCGGGTAAGTACGGCGCTAACGCCACCAGGGAGGGTTACGTAGCCTGCCGTCTGTACCACCGCCTTGTTGTCGCTCTCCACCTTGATGAGCTTGCCCAGGACACCGTTGCCATCGGCGGTCAGGGCCACGGTGGCGTCTGCCGAGAGGGTCACGGCAAGCCCTACACTGACGCTGCCACCAACAGCGGTGGCGCTGTAAACGATGGTGCTGTTGTCAATCAGAAATGTTTGCGCCTTGTAGCCGATTCCAGTGAAATCGACGGCGTTTCTCGCATCTGCCATGTCTTAGATCTCCTATACTGAATATGCTGCAGCAGGCACGCTCGCCCGCTGCTTTGCTTTTGCGCCTGGTGCCTGCTCGCCTTCATCGGTGGATTGACGCCCGCCGGCAAAGCGACTATTGCCCACGCTCGCCCAGTCGGCTTTCATTTGCTTGACAATCTCAAGCGAAGCGCCGCGCAACATGCCCTCGTAGGTGGCTTGGTTGAACTTGTCGCCATAGGCGCGCACGCCTTCCGCTAATGTCTCGGTGATCAGATCGTCACGGTAAGCACGGCCATCGGCGGCTTGTGGTTCAAGCTCCTTGATTTTCGCTTGTGCTTCCGTTAGTCCGCGTTCAGCCACTTCTAATTTGGCGGGTGCGGTCGTGAGCGCCAATACGCCACTGACTACATCCCCATCCGCTGGAAGTGATAGCACCTCGCGGATCTGGTTTACAATTTGCTCAAATTCCATTTTGGTTTCCTTCTCCGGTTTCGCTACCGGAAAACTGCGTTTTACATCAAACTTCATCCGGTAGCGCGCTTCTAAAATGCGTACCGATTCCGGTTTTAATTCGCCTTCCGCCGCCATTCGTTGCGCCTTCTGGATCGTGGCGTCTGGCGTGGAGCCGTCATACACGCCACTGACCTCAGACAAATGAGCGTCATCAATGCCGACTGTGCAGACAACTAGCCCGCGGTCTTTTATCTCGAATTTCATGCCCGCCAAATGGGGACAGTCCCAGCTTCGATAATT